GAGTATTGATAGGAATCTCTTGATATACACCAGCAACGTCCTTTACCCACATAACGCTTGCACAAGTATACGAGCCTGAATATGTTGCAAGGAAGGCTACGATTGAGGCTGTGCTGGTTAGGTCTAGTTCTATTGCTCCACCTATATCATATTCATCCCAAGCGTTTTTAACAACATCGCTAACCACATCTCTAACTATATCACGTATCATAATTTCACCTTTAATTAACTATTGATAACCCACTTATATGAACCGTTAGCTGATTTTCTGCCTCTGCTATAGCCGATATTAAATCACCAGCCTCAAGTATTTGCCCTATAAGCTCCCATAAAGAAACTGACTCCATACTGCCTACTGGTTTTTGATTTATAATGATATTAGAATCTGATACTGAGCTACCAGAAGGAACTCTGTAGGCTGTTATATATTTGCTTGTGGTAGTGTCATTGGTAACCGTAGCTGCTGTAATCTTTACAATGCTACCCACAGGGCAGGTATATAAAGTTGTGTCTATAGCTGCTGGTTGACCGTTGTATATGTCTATTAGTTTATTGCTCATATATTATCCTTACGGTAATCTTTCAAATCCAAACGCATTACAATTAAATAAATCCGCATCTGTGCAGTCATCTCTTATTATTATACACGCTCGTTGTTTTGTTCCACGATCAAGCTTTATTCCGTATGGTGGCATTAAGTCAGTTAAGCTTATATTAACAAAATATCCGTAGTCTCCCCTCGCCGCGAATCCTCTTGTTTCCCAATTAGTATTTGTAACTGGAATACCAGAAGCTCGCATAAAACTAAGGTTTGCTTTCGGATTCATAATTGTAACTTCATCTCCGAATGAATCAAAGTAAAAAACTTTAACTCCGTTTGTTAACGCTGCTCCACTATCAGCAAATTCATACATTTCACCTGATCCACCATAACCAAGTATAAAAGTTATCCTTGTTAAGTAGATATCATTATCTTCATCAGCGTTTATACAAAATTCTGATTCCGCTACACTCCCATCAATACCAAGATCATTCGAAGTACCATTCAGGAAAAACTGACTAAATATTTTAACCTTTTGCTTAATTAGTGGTGGATATCCGCTAGCCGTTATTATAGGATGATTATCCGTAGATATCTCAACTGGAACTCCACTTTCATCTGCTTGTATAAATTTATACATAATTTAGTCGTGAAAATAAAAAGTTACAGACATATTAATTAAACCAGCCAACGCAGCCCTGAGATGTAACCTTTGATTCTTTGGGATAATAATTCCAGTATCAAACGAAAAAGCTGCTAGTTGCAATGGAGTAACTGGAAATTTCATTAATCTCACAACTCTACCACCTGAGATTGCTAAATCTGTCGCATCTTGTGTACAATCCACATCAGCAGTATTTGCACTCCCTGCGTTTAGATTAGCAGGTGTAAGATCATCTCCGGCATCTGTGCCTGCATCTGTACCACCAATATAAATAGATACCTCCTGGTTAGCATCATCGCACCACCCACCTATTTTAGTAACCACAAGATCTTTATCATCTTTATTTTTTAAATAAAAGAAATCATCGTCTGTGGTCGCAGTGGTTACGTCAACCATGACAGTATAACACTCCTCCTCGTGAGCATTCGCATGGAACTGTATTTTCTCATTAACAGAATATACTTCTCCCATGTTCTCACTATTTACGTGCATTGGTTTCCCGTTTGGATCATTAACTGTTGGCATTTTAATCTCCTATAAATCTGTTAAATCGGTATCACTAGCAATCGACAAATGATACTCTATTTTTTTAAGTGCTGTTAATATCTCAATAAGAAGTTGCTTTGTGCTTGCATCCTCTACTACTGCCTTGCGTTCACCACCTATTCTCTTTTCTGGTGATCTAATGTCTGTCATTTAATACCAACCTTCCGTATCTGTAAAATGGATATCAATGTTTTCTTTATCGTACATCACAAATGATTCGTTCTCTCCAAATAGCTTTTCAGTACCATCAGGAGTCACAGTAAGAAGATTATCACTTGAGCCTGTGCTTATTATTTTCTGGTGTCTGCCCGTAGAACCTGCTAATAGAAGTATGATTATATTGCCATTATCTGTATTACCATAGATAACATCGTCAGTTGATAGTACGGTATAGGGAGAATCTGTATAGCTTATTTTGACCTCTTTATACTGTCTACCGCTAAGAGTTTTAAGCACACCCTCTAATTTATCCCAAGACACTCTTTCATCAGCACCAAACGCACCATCCTTATTGAACTGAATCTCTCCTGTATTACCAGCAGGTCTTGAACCTCCACCGCTATCAATCGCAGAGATAGTAGTTTCTAAGGCATCGGTTACACTACCGTCAGCAGAGCCACTTGAAAAAGCAACCTTTGCGCCCAGACTAGCAGCTTCATTTACAGCAGTAGTAAGCTTAACAAAGAACTCATGCCAAATTAATGACACCATGTTGTTCTCGTCTACAACAGGTATGGTTGAAAGAGGTACGTCTACGTTAGTAGTCATTTATTACCACTCAAATCCAAAGGTTAAATCACCAGAAGCATAGGCAGTTTGCTTGCAAATAGCTCTCCATTTTCTCCCATGTGTCCACGCATCTATAACTTTAGCTGTTACAGCAGTATATGGGCTACCATCTTCATCTACCCATGTAGATTCTCCAGAGCCTTTGTATTGTAGGGTTACATCTCCAGCACCTTCCGATACTGTGAACGTGATTCTTTTGTCACCACCTACGGCTACTGATTCTGGTACTTCTGCTGTGAAATATCCAGAAGCTCCGGGTGCTGTGTCTACGATTACTTTTTTATAATACTTTCCTTCTAATACAGTGTTAGCCATTGTTTAATTCTCCTTATTTGTTTTGTTATTTCCGATTTTCAGACCAAGGGAAAGCATATGTCCGTTTAGCCTCCGAGCTATGACATCAGCAGGAGCTTTTTTTGCAATGAACATTAGCGTATGGGCAAACTCAGGATCAAAAGCAGCTCTGTTCAAAAATGCGTTTACCTGATTGTCGCTCATATCTAAAAGAGGTTTTGCTAGCGCCCTTCCGATATTAATTACTCTGCCCATTGATAACCCTGAACCATGAGCTAATGATGTAAAAATGCTAGATGCTGTTTCTGACCCTCCACCTATTGGTGATGTTTTATCTCTTTGAAGTATTTTCAAAGCACTCCTGTATTTATTAAAAGATTTCAACTTTTCTGGAGAATTTTTGAAAATTATATCAATAGCAGGTTTTAACTTTTTAAATTCTCGTTCTACTTTTGCCAAACTAACAATAGGATTATTGAAAGCGTCTGGTGTTGTTATTAATGCGTTGTCTATAATATGGTCGATTGTAGCGTTTTGTAATCCAGCTATTGCTTTCTTATCTCCTTTTAGCTTAGAATAAAGCCTTGCTGCTGCCTTACCCTTAGACCTATTTGAAAAAGCGTTCTTTACTGCTGTTTCTATGTCAGAACCAAGTATTTTAGAGGCAACAGATTTATCAAAAGCTGTTTTTGTAACAAGAGCTTGGTCAAGTTGCTTTCTTGCCATCTCAACATTTTTAAACCTATCTTGTAACCCAAGTTTTTTTAATGCTGGTTTGTATCTAGCAAGCCATGTTTTTAATTTAGTCTCTGTTATTTCACCTGTTACTTTGTTTGTAGCGTTTGTCGCAAGGTCTTGCCTTATAGACTCTTCTATAGCTGAACGAGCAGTTTTGTTTGTACCTACAGCGTTGATAAACTCTTGTGCTGACTCAGAACCAGTTTGACCCGGTTTAAAGAATCTTGATGCAACATTTGCATTTGTTATTTTATGCTGACCACCTGATTTTTTAAGTATGTCCCCAACAGAACCAGATTTGAATTTTTCTATCACTTCTTTTTTAAAGAATTGTTGTGCTGTTTTTAGTTCATTACCAGACGAAGAGCCACCAGCACCTTCCAAGACTCCATCAACAGCATCAATCATTTTTGATATCCTTGATGCTTTCCTTGCATTAGGCTCAAGTCCACCTTGCGCTCTTCTCAAGTCAGTAGTTAATTCTGTCCGTATTCCCTGTAAATCGTTTGGTGTTAAAACTCCATCTGTTTTTTTTAATAGAGTCTTAGTTCTTCCAAGCACACCAGGTATATTTTTTTCAATATCCTCTACTCTTGAAAATGGTTTTGAAATATCATCTATCTTGTCACTAAGAGAAGTTGCATCAATACTAAACTCTGGAACTTCATCAAACAATTCACCAGCTTTCTTTTTAGCTGCTGACTTACCTTCTCCAAGTGCTTTCCTAATATCAGAACCAACTGCACCTGCGTCACGACCAGACTCAAGCATACCAGCTTTGCTCTCAAGATTTTTAGCTGCTGTACCAGCAACATTTTCTATTGCATCACCTTGTTTGCCAAGTGATTCAATTACATCACTAATACCGCCAGAACCTTTTTGTTTATCAATAAATTCTTGCAGTACCTTTGAATTGCTTGCAGCTTTATCTGCTGTTTGTGCTGCTGCATCGCCCGGCATCATTCTTCTCGTTCTTTCAAATTTTATAATAGCTGGATCATTTGTAGACTGACCTCTTCCAAACTTTAACCCCGGTATAGCTTCTTCTAAAGCTTTGGCTTCCTCAATATTTTTTGCAACTATCGCCCCACTACTTGTATTTGCTTTAAGTATTTTGCCTGCTTCTTTTTGCGCTCCACGAAGAGAGATAGGTATTTTTGGTATTTTTTTTGCAATAGCTTTTACTGCTGGAGCTACTGCTGGAATAAGAACCTGACCTCCTGCCTCAAATGTAGCACCTGTTAAAACATTCTTAATTGTTTTTTTCAATTCTTCTGGTAGCGGTTTCCCATCTCTCAGACCAAGCCATTCATCAAATTTATCTGCTACTTCTTCTCCTAATGCGTACCCTATTCCACCACCAGCTATAGTTCCTACCCCCGGTGCGCCTGTTGTTCCTACCATTGCACCTCCGGTAGCAACAGCAGCAGTTAAAAGCGGTCTTACGAAATCACTCACCATTTCAGCGCCAGGTCTTGGTTCTCCTGATACCTCTGGAGTTCCATGTTTTAATGCAGCAACAGACATAGGTTCTTCAAACTGTCCATCTTCCCCTACTGATTTAGTTCCTGTATTTCCACCATATTGTTTAGCTTGCTCTTCATGTAACTGCTTTGCATATATAGTAGCTTCTTCTGGTGTTTTAAAAATACCAAGATTTTTACCTGTCTTTTGATATTGAGAAATTGCTTCTTCATTAGACATTATCCTGCCATCTTCTGATACAGTTGGTATCAGTACTTCTCCTTCGTCTGTTCCAATAGACATACTTCTTACTGTACTTATAGTACCATCTTCATTTTTAACAATAGGTCTATTATCTAAATCAATATTGCCCATTTGCTCTTGTTCGTTAGATGCTTGAGCAGTAATTTCAGAATGTACCTTCTCTGGCAAATCCCCATATGCGTCAGGATATTTTTCAGAAAGCATGGTAGAAAGTGTTATATCGTCTACATCGTTATACTCTGAATATTTTCCCCTAAAGTTGTCTATTTCTATTGTCATTATCTTAATCCTAATGGGTCGTTTGTTATAGGTGTTTGTTTTTCTCCTTCAACACTCTCACCATAGTCTCTCGTCCTCATTTTTCTTCTTGATTTGTCTAATGCTCCACTAACACTATCATATCTCATTTTTGCTGCATTTTTTGTTTCTTTAAGCAATTCAATCATATCAGTTACGCTTAGATTTTTATCATGGATCTTTGACCATCTATCCTGTGCTGTGGCTGACAACTCTGCTATTGACGCAGACGATCCAGTAGCTAACTTGCCTATCTCAGACTCTATTTCAGCAAGGTACATATCATATTTAGCCTGTAAAGGACTACCAACTATTTTGCCTCTAACTAATCTAAGAGGAACATTCAATATTCTTGTGTCAAATGTTTTTAAATCTTTTGAAAGTTCCTTGACCTTATCAACCTGAAATCCAATGTTAGTAACAAAACTATCCATAGAACCAAGCTGTTTCTCAAGTAAATTTACCGCCCCTTGTATTGCCTTTGTGTCAGATTGCTTCCCTACTATAGCAAGAGCATTCTCCATAGGGCTTCTTTTAGATTCTTCTTGATCTGCTATTATGCCAAGTTGCTGATTCATTGAACTTTTAAGTATTCGTTTCCTTGTTACCGCTGCGTCTACTCCTCTTCCGAGAGATGGCATTTTACCATCAAGTGCATATTTAGCCCCTGCTACTTCTATTTCTTCTGGAGTAAGAGCTATATTTTCTTTATCTTTTTTATCGGATAATTTAGCTATATCTTTATAGCTTAGACCACTAAGACCAAACTGTAGTTTGCTTTTATATGTTTCAAACTCTACATCTCCAAGCTTATTTATTCCTTCTTCTGTTTTAATAACTCCTTTTGGAATAAATCCACTTTCCAGCACAGCATAACTATAGAAATCTTCCCAATTCTCTTTTGTGGCTCCAGGCAAGAATGAAGCTACATTTTTATATCCAGCAGCTTGATTCTCTAGTTCCTTACCCCTAAGATTAGCTTTTTCCATCTCTGTTAATTCTTTAGGCATATCCATGTTATCAAGTTCTTTACTAGCCTTAGCCATTTCTGATTCATTCGTATTCTTTGAAATTTTAGTCTGACTTTTTACATTTTCCGTTAAAGCTTTTGTCTTTTCTACATTAGCCTTACCCTGCTTTAAGGATGTTTTTGCTTCTGCTAATCTATTATGTCTATCAGTTAGATCTTCGCTGCTACCACCTATTAAACGACCACCTTTATTTTTTGCTTTATTATATGCAAGCCTAGCCCCTAAACCCTGTGTCATTGAATTAGTATAATCTCTTGCCATTAGAAGTTCTCCCCATATTTCCATGCAGCATATCCGTAATCTCGTTGTGCAGCATCTTGCTGTTCTTCGTTTGTTACACCACCTGCTGTAACATCTCCTTGATATGAACCTCCTGCACCGTATCTACGCTCTTCGTTTTCAGCACCAGTGCCTCTATATCTTTGGTCTGCTAAAGACTGAGCCCCTTGATTTCTTTGATTAGCTAAATTACTAGCTCCTTGCATAGAATAACCGCCCATTTGACCAGCAGCGTTCATGCCTTGCCCTGACATCTGCTGTAATGGGTTCATGGATTGGTAGTAGCGTTGTAGGAATTTATCATATTCATTGGAAGCAAACCCTTGAGCGTGTTCCATAGATGCCTTCATTGCTCTACCACTTAGAGAGCCACCCCTAGCTGCTGCTGATCTTCCAACAGCTTTTTGACCTTCTTTCATTCTGAATTGATAACCGGGGCTTTCTGTAAATTCTCCCGGCCCTGCTGATATTTTATCTTGCAACTTACCCAAGGCATCTAATCCAGCAACCCTCCACGGATTCAAATCAGCCCTAGCCTGGTCAGTTCCACCTCTAATATCAGCTAATCCGGCTTCGGTTGCTCCCCTAGTTTCTTCTAATCCAGCTTCGGTGCTTGCTCTCCATCTGTCAGCACTTGCGTCTGAAACCCCACGTCTAGCTGCTGCTGCATCACGGATAGTCTTTGCGTGTTTCTCTGCGTTAGCCTTAGCTTTACCTTCTGCATTTCTCCTAGCTTGGGCAGCAGCTCTTTCATCGGCTGCTTTCTGTAATTTTTTATAATATGCCTCTGTATCCGTATCGCCTCTTGCTACCATTATGTCACCTCATATCCAGAAATTCTGCAACCTATTTTTGTAGTCTCGGATGCTAACATTGATATAAATCCTCCTGTTTCAAGTTCATGGTTTTCTATACTACTGCATACCCAAGTTTCATTCGGGGATAATGCTTTAGCCTTTACAATCCTATTGGCATATCCTACAGAGTTACCAGTGGGAACTAAATTAATAGTCACGGTCACTACAGTAGAATTGTCATTTACAAAAGTTGCTTTCTTTATAATAGCTCTTGTTTTAGCTGGCACTGTATAATATGTAACTGCTAAATTAGTTAAGCCAACACCATTAACTATTGATTTTGGTATTATCATAATTAAAACCTACATTTCTTTAGTATGCTATAAGCACCAATCATAATAACCTTTACAGGTGCAGTTATTGTTGCTTCGTATATTCTGTTTCTACTCTTGCCTAAAGACCTCCAGATAGCCCTAGCTCCGTAATCTTCATATTCTCCTATACTTACTGATTCACCATCACTAAATGTATTACCACCATCGTCTGACCAAGTTAATAATACTTCTGGATCATCACCACCACTTATGCCTACCCCTGCCTCAAATTCAATCTCTACTCTTCTGTGGAGTACGTTTTTCTTTTCATCGTTAATTATCTGAGTACGTCTAACTCTTGTTATAGGATCTCCATTGTCTGTGTATGTGTTCATGTTCAGAGCATAGAGCTTTCCGTTAGTCCTATCTCCAATTATTGTTTTACCGTTAAATAGAATCCCTCCGTTTGTACCAGCAACGCCCCTATGTCTACCTTGAAAAGAAGCATATTCTTCTGTAGTTGATTGAGTATTACCATCTATGTCTAACCCACCAGAACTTAAAGCACCGCTACTAAGACCTGAACCTGCAATAGAATAATTACCTGCAATCATACCTGATCCTGATCGCCATGTAGAACCTAAATATATTTCTGTTGTAGCAGGGACAGCAACAGAACCACGATATCCACCAAACTTTAATCCTGATAGTTGAGTTCCTGCACCGCCTAAAAATTTAGTTCCTGACAATACATTCCCACCTGCTCCCCAAGCAGTACCATTATATTCTTCTGTAGAATCTTCATAAGTTGTACCATTACTTGAGCCACCAAAACATAATCCAGCAGTCTGTGACCCTGCTCCTGCTCCACCATACCTGCCTGTTATTAAAGAACCACCATTTGACCATGCAGTTCCATTATATTCTTCTGTAACATCACTGTACGCAGCATCAGGACTATTACCACTAAATTTTATACCGGCAGATACTGTACCTCCACCAGCTACATTAGATTCAGCATTAGCAAGATCGCCACCAGCAGACCAAGCAGACCCATTATATTCTTCGCTTGTTCCATAACTTATTCCACTATAAGCACCACCACAAAATACTAAAGCAGCAGTTTGAGTACCACAGCAACCATGATTTTCTTTTGTTGTTCCTAAGTCACCACCCAATGTCCATGTAGTACCATCGTACTCTTCTGTTACTACAGAATTTCCTCCAGCATTTAAACCAGCAGTCAATATCCCACACCCTGCTAATTCTTCTCTAGCCGTATTTAAATCACCGCCTGTTGTCCAGTTAGCCATTTAATTAACCCCGTATTCTAAGCGTATATGTTTTTGAAGTTTTTTATCATACCCGTTAAGTACAGTATCTAACAATTTATGTTTAATACATAAAGAAATCCCTGATTGTAATTGTCCTATAAGATTTTGTTTTTCGGAAGGAGATGCACTTTCACCTATTTCTAGTGTCTGATTTATCCACCTTCTTGTGTAGCTTATTAACTGGTGATTATCTACGTTATCAAGTTCTTCTGTTGTCATAGATACTGCTTCACGCTTTTTAATATCAGACCAATCTTTTAGTTCTCTTATCCGAGCCTTTGCAGAGCGTTCCATTTCCTTCAATAAGTATTGACTCTTCTCTAGTTCTATTTCTAATAACTCTTTTTTAAGATAATCATATTCATTCTCAATCTTCTTAATAAGTATTTTTATTTCAACTTTAGATTCTCTGTACTTAAAAGATAACATTGTAACACCTTGTAGCATTACATTCTGTTCTCTAACAGATTGCCAATATTTACTTGCAGGAGTTGGAAACTTTAAATCATTAAGTACAGACACTTCCATTTCAGTTCTAGTTCTATGCACTTGAACAGAATTAAAAGTATGCTCTAATTCTTTAGACAATTCCTCTAATTCTACTATAGCAGTATTGCCCAATAGATTAGATGCTTGTATTGCTTTTATGTTCATACTAGACTTTTCCATTCATGCCATTGTTTATCTTTAACATTAACTACCCAAGTTTTCCCTGCGGTTGGGAAGCTAATAACGTAGAAAGTTCTACCTTCCAATGTGTAAGTATAACCTACGGCATCGTTAGTTGTGGTATATGTTGACAGTTGATACTCTATCGCTGGTGTAGATATAGTATCAAAAGAATAACCTTGGTTTCTTAATATGGTTTTCTTATTAGATAACCAATATAAAACACCTTCTATTTCAGCAACAGACGTTAACGATTCACAGCCTATATCTAAAATAGCTCCAGGTACTCTTTCAAATGGAAAATCTGCATTTCCAGAATTGTAATAAACCTCTGTAGAATGTTCTCCGAACAACCATATATTTTGTCTTGTTGTTCCAACACCTACTAATGTATCAGGAGAAGCTTCTGCTGTAGCGAAATCTAATGGGTCCCAAGACTTACCATCATACAATCCTGAGAGTTGAATCTTACCAGAATCCTTAATAGATGCTATAAAGTACCCATCAAAAAATACGCAATCAGTAGCTTGTGGAAATCCATATTCACCCTCTGGTGATGTCATAGTTCTATTTCCTATACCTGTATTAGCCACAGCAACGTATGATCCGTTAGAGAAAGTAATGCTTGTCCAGTTATTATCAGCAGGAGTAGTGCCTATCTTCCATGTAACACCATCCTCAGATGTCATCATCCTGTTTCCTGTACCAGTGTTTGATACAGCAGCAAAGTAAACATTACTAAAAGTAATCCCTGTCCAATCGTTGTCGGCTGCACTTACTCTGCTTGTCCATGTAATTCCATCAGGAGATGTCATAACCCTATCGCCTGTACCTGAATTTGATACAGCTACATATACGTCATAACCAAAAACAACGCTTGTCCAATCGTTATCGGCTGCACTTGTCTGAGAAGTCCAATCTATACCATCATTAGAAGTCATTACTCTATCGTCTGTGCCTGAGTTAGATACCGCTACATACAACCCTGCCCAATGTGTAATGCTCGTCCAGTTATTATCCACTGCGCTTATCCCAATAGCCCAAGTGAATCCATCCTCGGAAGTCATTACTCTGTTTCCAACACCAGTATTCGAAACTGCTACATATAGCCCATCTCCATAAGCAACACTAGTCCAGTTATTATCTTTTAATATTGAATTACCGATTGAGACAGTACCAATAAGTGTATCTGTTAATGTTACAGTATCTCCAGCAGGCGCACCATTGATTGTAGTCCACTGAGTAACGCCATCATCATTATCTTTCAAGATTGAATTGCCAATAGCAGCAGCGCCAGTTAAAGCATCTGTTATTGTTATTGTATCTACAGCAGGTTCTCCGCTTACATTAGTCCATTGAATCGTGGTATCATCGAGTGTAATACCAATTAAATCCCCATCTGAAAGACCAGTTATACTATCTACATCTATAGTCTCATCCAACGCTACCCCTGCAACTTTCATTGTGGTTGTCGCAGTATTAGTGCTATCAATTTTTATACCTATAGAATCACCAGAGGAAAGATTTGTGATGCTATTTACATCAATAGTAGCATCTAATACTACTCCTTCCACTTTAGCCGTAGTATTTATGACCTCTGCACTTATCCCAATAGTCCATGTAATGCCATCCGTGGAAGTCATTACCCTATTGCCATTACCTGTATTTGAGATAGCTACATACAAACTATTACCATAAACAACACTTGTCCAATCGTTCTCTATATATATCGAATTATCTACATCGGCAGCACCAGTTAAAGCATCTGTTAAAGTAATGGTATCTCCAGCAGGCGCACCATCAATTAAAGTCCACTGTATAGTATCATCATCTAATTTAATTCCTATTGAATCACCACTTGAAAGACCAGTTATGCTATCTACATCTATCGTAGCGTCTAGTGCAACTCCAGCAACTTTCATTGCAGTAATTACTCCACCCACACTATCCCTCGCTGTCCATGTAGCTCCGTCAGGTGATGTCATTACTCTATCGCCTGTACCAGTGTTAGATACTGATAAATATAGATCACCACTAGATGTTACGCTTTGCCAAGAATTATCAACAGCACTTGTACCTATTGACCACTCTATACCGCTAACTATAGCATCTAATGACCCTGTGGTTATAATATATCCAGAGGTAGTGCCATCGCAAACTAATAATTGAGTACCATTATCAGCCATCCCAACATGACCTGTAGAGGTTGTTATTGTTCCTATACTTGTAGCAACTCCATCTTCATCTACCTCATACACAGTATCACCGACTACAGCATATAAGTAGTCACCCATTACATGAATACGTCTTACTATTGCTGAGGTTGCAGGTTCGCTAAAATTGTCTGTTCCCGGAGTACCGTACATCCCTATAACAGTCTTACCTTCTTCTCTATCATACACAGGGAATAAATTAATACTCTGTTGAGCATTAATACTCTTTGATCTGCCCTCGTAAGCCCCGCCTAAAAATGGAATCTCCACGTTATTCCTCCAGTCCAGGTTGAAAGAAAGTAGAAGATTTTTCTATATCGAACGTACTAGCCATAAACTTTGTAGAATCAGCTAGGTTTTTCAATTCTTTGTCTATTGGAACTCCTGTTTTAAGAGCTATCCTTACTGCAAGATTAAAAACTATTGCATCAGTCCATTCTGGTGGAAATTCACCATCGTCTGCACTTGCATCCATATCCATGATAGGATATTTAACAGTAGCCTTTACCTTGCTTTTTGGATCATCGCTTGTAGGCCATACAAATAAAGCTCCATTTGTTAGTTGTGGGTCGTACCATAGCTGTGTGATTATTCCTTGACTTGTCTTGTCGGAAAGATTCATATACTCTTCTCTTGATATCATTATTAGTGGTATCTCGTTACCAGAAGAACTAACGCTTCTTGCTTCTAAGATTTCAAGTGGTCTTTGTGCCTTTGTGGTATATGTAGAGACATAACTGTCTATTGCTGATGCTCCAGTAAGTGCTGTTGTCAAAGTGATTGTATCGCCAGAAGGAACTCCGTTAACTGTTGTCCATTGAGTAGTGTTATCATCTAACTCTATACCTATATAATCACCAGTTGTAATTCCCACAATGCTGTCCACATCAATAGTAGCATCAAGAGCGACACCTGCCACTTTCATTTCTGTTTTTACTACGTCAGAAGTAGCTGTAAAATTATCTCCAGAAGGCCCAAGCAGATACGATTGCTTTTCAGACTCTAGGAAAAGAGTCACTTTCTTGTTAAGCCATAAATAAATATCTTCTGTCTGCCAGCCTTTCAGCATCAAGTTTAGAGTAACGCCACCATCTGTTAATTCGGTTGTTGAAGGAGTAGACCTGATATCTACAGCACCTATATATCTATAAGCCTGTGTTATCAGTTCGTCTCTGTCTAGCGTAAAATCATATGAACCAGAAGTAGTCATTATAAATCCTCCGATGTAACTTCATTGTCTGATAGAAAGTATGGTGTAGGGTCTGGTCTTGGTTCCATTACCGCCTGTTTATCTGCTTTACCTTTAACAAAGTCTTGAGGTTGTCTTGTTTCAAAATCACCCTTACAAACCCATAACCCATCCCATGTCTTGCGTGTTTCACTCTGCCTAAAGCGTTTCCCACATCTATCACAAATTCTCCAAAAATCTCCTGGTATATAAGTCATAGCCCTAAAAGATATTCTCTACCCTCTTTTGTGTTAGTCCATTCACCACCGTTTTCTAAAACAAGCTTTTTAACCTGATTCCATCTTAGTGAATCTAAATACTCTGTCTGAAACGGTATAGGAGTTTCTGTTTTTTCTTCAAGATCATATAAAACAAATATTTCTCTTGAATCGTTATTAAATCTAATCTGCTTTATATTAAGACCTTCAACAAACATAATGCTTTCGTTGCCATCTTTGCCATCTGATTTAAAGTTTATTTTTTCCATGATATAACCTTAATTATAACCACCACATTTCTGTGGTGGTTAGTTTAGTTAAGTTGCTTGTACTCCAGAACCACCGCCAGCAGCGTATGTTGCCAAGGCACTGAATACACCTGTTTGTGTTGCTAATGCAGTACAACCATTTTCATAAGTAGAGCCTGTTAATAGAATCTCACCAGCAGTAAATGCAGCAGCTCCACCAACAGCTATTGCAGGAACAGCCGTTGATTTTTTTGTAACATTAAACGCACAATCCTTAAACTCCATAAATCTCTCTACATCTGTTGCAAGTGTAGACCATACAAAAGCATTTGCAGTATTACCAGCCCATCTCCAGAAATTACAATTTGTAAAAGTAACATCTCTTGCCACTTTGCCTGTAATAGTTTCTCTGGTTAGCATTACACAAGGTCTAATAACTGCTCCTGAGATTGCATTAGCGTTAGAACCAATAGTGCAATTTCTAATCTGTGCGCTGTCACCGTTCATTAATAGTTCAGCAGCTAAAGAAGAATCAAGTTCACTAGATTTATATAGCTCACAAGAATCTATAACCGTATACTCTCCACCCTCTGCGAAACAAAATAGTGATTCTGCCTCTGTACCGCCATTTGAAAATTTAATATTTGTAAAAGTGTTTCTGACACCCGTATTTAAAATAGTGGCGATGTCGGTCGCTACCCCTGTTACTCCTAAAGATACTCTAGCATTTTGTCCATAAGTCCTGTTGCTAGCATCTAAACCGACAAAATGAACTCTACTCTTAGATACAGTAAGCATCTCTGTTAATGTATGACCGGAGTTACCCATCAAACAAATAACATCATTTTTATTTGTTGTGACAGACTCATTGGCTTTATCAAGAGTCTTAAAAGGCCTATCAATGCTTGTACCTCTATTGCCATCACTTCCAGTACCATAATTTACGAAATAGTAAGTACCTTCTGTAATAGGCAGTCCACCTACCATTGGAACGCCATTCCATGTAGGCATCCCCTGTCCAAAACTATATTTACTCATTATACCACTCCTTATTTTAGAGCAGTAGGGAGCCGAGTAGACCCCCTACCAGTATGTGTTTATGCTGGCTCTGAACTAAAGACCCCACGTGGGTCTGTATTGCCAACAGCAAATCTCATGTAAGACTTTGCTTTTGAATTATCTGTATCAAAATCATTATCTTGTGTTAAAGGTTTATTCTCTCTATCGTACATAATCATGCCCCTTGGTGCATTAGTTCTAATAAAAAATGCGTCAGTATCAGTAAAATAATGATTCATCTTAATGCCTTTAGGAAACGCATTGACGAGTTTTAAAACATTTACATCATTATTAGCTGAGTCACTTTGCAATGCAGACTTTAAAATCCTGTTTGCATTGTACCATTCGCTAGGGTGGATATGTAGACTTTCGCCCATCAAGGAAATTTTATGTCCCTTGTCGTTAGTAGCTGTCATTATCTGAATCTGTAAATCCTCTACAGAAGCCTCAGACAAATCTGCACCAGTAGCAAGAGTATTGCTCCAAGTACCAGCAGACGAAGGATGATCTGTAACGCAAAGTGCCTTACCATCTCCGTATGTGTAAGACGTATTGTGCGCTCTGTTATAAGGATTAGCGGAAACAATCTCTTTAGTCTGTCTCATAGAGAAAGCATTTGACTGTGATCTACGTTTACTTACCTGCTCATATAGACCATCTGCTATTTCCTCATGGGTACAAATATATCCAAGTGCATAAGCAACATTGGTATATCTTGTAACATAGCCTTGAGTTTCATCATCGTATGCTACTGAACTTCCCTCTATCTTACGAGGTGCAAGCCCAAACCCTGTTAGCTGTACATCTTCTTCATATGCCCTTGTTGAACCTTCAATATCATATAAATCTGGATACTCTTCTTTGTGTTCGTTGTAAGTTCTTCCCCACCATGCCTTGATTCCAGGCCACAATGCTTTGGGATGATTACTTGTTGTTATAACGCCCATTTAAAACCTCCTTAGAAACCTGTTATGTATCTCTGTGAATGTAAATTAATCATAACTTCCCACTTCGCATGTTCACCAATAACATTGTCAACTCTATTCACAAGTCTCAATACTTTTAGTTTCAATGTGGGTGTGGTAGCGATTGTGTCACTATCAATCTCCATTCCGCTTTTGCCCGATGTTGTAGAACCAGCATGTGTAAATATCAAGTCAGCATTAGCTGAACATGCAGTTGCTGCAAGTGGGGTTGTGTCACCATCCTCCTGAATCTCAAATACAAGGTCAGGATCATCGGCTACATAAGCGATTCTTTCTGTACTCGCTGCGTTATAAGTTTTTGTTAAATCGTCTGCAAGAAAATTAAAGCCTACGATTGCTCCAGTTAAATATGTACTACCAGCAGCAGTCGCCTTATTGATCTCAGGCAAGGTTCCTGGTGCGTTTCCTAAATATTCAGTATCATTAGATGTGCCTGTTACAAGTACAGCATCTCCCACAAACATTGCAGTTGCATAATCAGCAGGTAAGTAATAAGCTGTTACTGCTCCATTATATGAGGCTCCGTTTCTGTGTCTTATAGGCACTAAGCCTAAAGGTGTATCTTTATTAGCCATTTTCTACTCCCGTGTTATTTTAATGCCCCCCCTTGGGACATAGCGACCATCTTGTCCAGGCTTGCCGCCTCTTGAGTCACCACCTCTGCTGAGGGCATTTTCTGTTTCATCTATCATTTTCTGCTTTTCTTTTTGGTCAGCAGAATAATGCACTATTGGTATTTCCATTAAATATGCCTTAGTACCGTCAGAGTTTACAACTTTTGACATAGAATTATCTAAGCTATCGTTACGATTAGCAGTATCAGTATCAGTAAAATCAGCATCGTCCTTAGCGACTAAACTATATCCACCTTCTATTGCTCTGTTTACTCTATCATCTTTGTCATTTATCCAGCGTCTTTTATATCCAGGTCTACCTGACATAGCTAACCTTTGACGTGGTACTCCCAACGGTGTTCTTTTTTTTGCTGCCTTTTTTTTACCATTCATAACTTTCTAAATACTCCTTTTTCGAAAACTCTGGTATTGTATTAACAAATCTATCACATTCTGCCTTTGCGTCTGCTGGTAAATTAGCATACGTTTGTTTGCCTTTTGGTGGTGGTGCTTGTTCTGTGCCACCCTCAACCATGTGTGGTGCTACCTTTTGTTTCGCAAACTTCTCAGGATATCTTGCTATGACCTCTTTCTTTACCTCGTCATAATAAGCTGATCCTGTAAGGTTTGGATTCTTTTTAGCTATATGCGGAGAAATAATTGATGCGTATTCTCTTAAATCCGTGTCGTTATTGAACCATTCATTGCCATCGTTAACCCATTCATCTAATTCTTCTTGCATTACATCATCATCTGAATTAACCTGAATATCAGGTACAGACGGTTTCTCTTGGAGAAGGATATTTTTATCCTCTTCCAGTTTATCAAAGGTTTCTGTATCACTTTCTTCAACAGCAACCCTCTGTTTTGCGGTTATATCTTTGACGGCTTTATCCACAGCTTTCTGCTCTCTCTCTTGAGCATAGTTCCTGAACTCTCCAAATGTCTTTTCCATTCCAGCAACTTTGCTATTCAAATTCTTTATAGTACCATCATACTTCCTTAGCCGTTCTCTCATAATAGGTAGTTCGTTTTTCCCTCGCTCAACAAACTTTTCTGCTTCTACCCATCTGTCAGGGTCGCCCTTGAAATTTTCCTGTTCGACCCAACCCATCCTTTTCGCTTCTGCTGTTGCTTCTCCTGGTATTTCTGTACCTTCATTCGGTTTTGCTTCTCCCATCCCTAACCTCCTATTACAGCTGCTATATCATTATCATTAAGCAACTGATATTTTTCCTTATCTATACCTATGATTTCATACCCTGAGTATTTGCCTATATAAACTCTATCTCCTACCTTTGGTATTGTACCTTTCCATTCCTCAAAAGAGTTTCCACCTATTGCAATTATTGTAGCTTGCTCTTGCTTCATCTTTTTTTGGTCAACTACACCAACTGGAATCCACAAACCACCTTTTGTCTGATCCTCTACAGCATCTTTCTTAACCAGTATTTTAAATTCTACTGGCTGTAATCCGCTAAGATTCTTCTTCATCCTTAACCTCCATTTCTAAAAACATATCTACCCCATAAATCATACCTACCTGCTTTCCTGTTGCCTCTGCTGTGCTTCCTGAGTTACCCAATAAAGTTGCTCCATTAATTAGGCTGTTGACCAGTGCCTCCTTTTGCTTTCTGAGTATTTTGATTACCTGCTTTGTTATTGGTTGCGCCCTCCATGCCACGAACTCCTCCTCCATCAGCATCTTTCATTCCTTTCATCTTCATACCTAGTTCATCAATAAATGCCTTATATTCATCTAACTGTTGCCCTTCCTCTTCTGCTTCTGCCTTCGCTATAAACTGAATAGCCTTTGCTCTTAAAGCTTCTATCTCAGCAAATAATTTCATGTTCTCTAAGTTGGAACTTTTCTTCTTTAAATCTAACTTTGCATATTCAATCGCAATCTTTTCCATGTCTGGATTAGGTGGCGGTTGTGGTCTTTGATCTGGTGCTACAAACATCTCATCTGGTGCTTTAATGGATTTGATATATTCTTTTGTTACCAAATCTTCATTTAATCCCGGTCTACCAGAGATTTTTAATAATGCTTCTGCTTTTCCAACTCTCTGAACATCTAAAGAAAACTCTGGATCTGCGGAAGGAATTAAATCATATCCTTCTGATGTGAAATCGTTGGCTGTTACTTCAACATCTACAACGTCTTTATATTTTTCGACATCTCCATATTTAGCATTAAGCGCATAAATCATCTTTAATTCTTCACTTAACGAACGATAAATACGTTTATAAATACCACTAAAAACCTTTAAACCTTGTTCTATCAAAGCTGTAACTGTAGCAGCAGAAACATTTTCGCCCGGTTTCTGACCAGACATAGCATCTTGTACTGATGAAATATCTTTACCTGCTGATATCAAAAGCCCCAATAATTGGAATAAGACTTGTGAAGGATCTCTAATCGGTAGTGGCATAATTCCGTTTTTTAAGTCCTGCCCCATTACGTCAGTAACTTTCCATTCTCCAGGTGCAAACTTAATTTTACCACCACGCATCTTTACGCCCCTAGCGAGAAAACCACCCCCTGTATTCGCTAAAGTTCCTGCATCTAATAGTTGGTTAATCAAAGAGTTGATAGAGCTGTTAATGGGATATAATAACGTCCCAAATCCAATATCATAGAAACTGTTATCAAGACTTGGAATGAATTTGTATTTAACAAAGAAGTGTAGTGGGTCTATCCTCATTAGCTTGTTGCCTTCTAGCTCTATCCCTTTTGCATCATACCGAGCTAATATCCTTAGAACCTTGCCTGACTCTTTGTGAACTGTTACTATATAAGGTTCTTCATAATCGTCACCGTCTAAATCCATCCATCTATGTTGTTCTAATATTAAATGAGGATCATCTTCGTCCTCTCCTTTTGCATAACCAATATCTTCATCAAGCCATAGTCCAGCGTTTACTCTTTCTTTAATATCATTATCGTATTTATAAAATTTGTGTGTTACTCTTCTTGCTTTCTTTAAACTTTTGGCCTTTTTATTTACAATTACATCATCACAAGTTAGAAAATCATCAATAACCTTCTTTTCAAGGCTACTCTAATAGATTTTCTTGAAGCAATCCCCGACTATAGGTAAATTATGTAACATTTTGTCCATATCATCTACCCAATTATCCATGTCTTTAGTTAATTGGTAGTCCATGAACGTACTTAATCTCTCTGAGCGTTCTTCTTTTTGCTTATCAATATCTTTACCGACTATCTGGAAATTGGCTATCTTGGAACTTGGTATTAATTCTGGTAATGCTCTACTTGCAAACTGGATTGTTGCTACTGTTATTAATGGATATTTAACGCTTGCAGCATTAGGCCACGGAAAAGTTTTCTCTTCGTATACTTGCTCGGCTAATTTCATAGCCTTTTTATTTATTTCGTTTCTTTTATCGTTAGATTTTAAATCTATATTGTACCCACGCACAACTTTTGCACCAATCTTATCTAAGACATCTTTATCTAAATCCTCTGCAATGTTTTCTGATGCTATAAATTTATCTAGTAACTTTGCTTTAATATCCATATCTGTCCTTAAATATATTTAAGTTCTCCGTAACATTCTAAACACTTTTTGCTATATAGAAGAGTATCAAACTCTATCTCTTCCTTAGACATGCTTTCTTTATGAGCTTTTTCACGCTTCTTTTTGTTTTCAACAGTCTCCCCTTTTAACCCAAATCCAGTATAAAATGTATCAAACCAATCAGGATGCCCAAACGATACATAAAAAGTTTTACCACATTGCTTACATATACCCTTGTGTATTGCACTCATTTAATATCCACCTACGGCACTCCTTCCCTCTTCGGAATAATCTTCTTCTTCATCATACATCTCAACAGGTGTCCATTCTGTGTTGAGCAACATTAGTCTGTAAAGGTTCTCCATCATATGATCGTCCGCATCTTTTGGCTTCTGAGTTTCTTTGTCGTACATATAACCCTCAATCTCAAATATTGTACGGATCATGTCATTGAATATAAAAATAGATGGCTCTTTATTAGCACCCATCAAATGATTCTTAATTTCCAGTATGCCAGAAGTTTTATCTTTAGTAGCAGTCCCTAGCATATAACCATATCGCCATAGTTCTAGTTGTATCTTATCAAATACTGTGTTATCGTTGTTTCTGTCACCCTTAGAGAGAGGATCAATAATAATAGTACCTACCCTATAGGAATTTAACTTAACGCAACGCATGATCTCCTGACCAACCCATTTACCATCACCATGATTCCATATCTCATTTATAAGATACTTTCTCCCGTCTGGAGCTACTGCACAAAATAATACAGCTTGTTTCTCTCTTGGATGAATATCAATAGCTATGTCTATAACCCAATCAATAGGAAGTTTAAATCTGTCCATTAGGTGAACTTTTCTGTCATACTGAGGATATACAAGACCACTCATATATGACGGTATGCCTTTTAGCCTTGCATCCTTCTCATCATCCGTCAAAGTTTTGGCAAATTGTTTCACGCCTTCTTCTGTGATTCCAAAGCCTACATTTGCATATATGTCACCATGAACATTGAAAACCGACATATCAGGTCTGCCATCTTCATCTACTGCCCGGATAACTTCTCTGTCTACCCAAGCTTCTTTTAAAAGTGTCATGCAGAACAGTTCTCTACCTGTCCTATCCACTAATCCTCTTGCATTTGCTACCCTGATATCTCGTTTTGGAGGCTCATCATATATAATTAAGTCACCCTTCCAACCTTCATGCAGGTCTGACTCCTGACCATTAGAAAGAATCTCTATTGTGCTGCCAGTTGTTAAATCAGTCCAAAGTGCTTCCACTCCCTGACTGTTCTTTTTCTTCTTCAATGGTCGGTTTTTAGGCCACCACTTCTCTAATTCAGGAATTACAACAGCTTTAATCTGTCTCTCCCAATCCTGACCTATATAACGAATCTTACGAGGCTTGTTATGTGGAAATAAAAGCTTTGTACCGTTCCAAATATACTCACCAAAAGCAGTAGATTGAGCAAGAACCGCACCTATTGTAGTATTATGATGCACTATACCGCCAGCAAAATAATTATGATACTTTTCTACTTCAAAATCATAAACATCTTGACGGGTGGGAATAAGTGTGATATTTTTAATCTGATTGTAACCTATAACTTTTAGAGGAGTATCACATGAGTGCAAAGAGAATCGTTGACGTTGAGCAACTTCGTGACTTAATTGAGGTACAGAAACTTCAACACTGGAAAGTATCGGATATAACTGGTATCCCAAGTAAGAAAATGACAAAGTTTTGTAGGCGATACGGGATAAAGACTCAAAGAACAGGGCCACGGAGTGGCGCAGGACATCCAGATTGGAAAGGCGGTCGTTGTTTGACGAGTGGTTACTGGTACATATATTGTCCAGAGCATCCAAACTGTACAAAACAGAGAAAAGTCGCTGAACATAGGCTCGTAATGGAGAAAAAGATCGGAAGATATCTGACAAAGAAAGAGGTTGTTCATCACATTGACGGCGATAGTCAGAACAATCTACCTGAGAATTTAATGCTTTTCGGCTCAAATGCAGAACATCTTGCTCAAGAACTGAAAGGGCGTGTTCCAAACTGGAGTCCAGAAGGGTATCAAAGAATGTGTGAAGCTGCTCAACGTAAGACCACCCGTGCGAAGTTAAGACACGATGCTTGTCAGCAAGCTCTAAAATAGTACCGTCTGACATTTCAACACGGTAACACCTATGTAGTTTATCTTTCTTAAAAGGGGCAGATGCTTTTGCGACCACCTGCTCCTTACCATTCCATGCGTAAACATCAAACGGCTTACCATCTTTATAAAGCTCTCCCATTGTTTTAGTGCCGTTAGGAGTTTGAATAGGGGTGCTAATAGTCGCACATTTTCCGATTCTGTTCCCACCAGTAAACGTAAAAACCTTATAGTATGGATTATCCCATGCCTTTAATAGTTTCTCTTGTAAAGGATTAGGACGAGTAAAAAACTCAAGTTTATTATCCTCTTTATACTGCACCATAGATGCTAGTACCTTTGATTCCTTTAGCTCAAGAGATTTTAATCGCTCTTGGAGTTGCTTTTTATTTGGCTTCTTGGTCATATATCCTTTTTGGAGGAAAGTAGACGAATCGAACGCCCATGTTTAACCACGCCAACGGGTTCAAACCGTTTTGCCGACCACTCAGCGGTACTTTCCATTTTGGTTGCTGGTTGTGGAATCGAACCACAATGCCCATTATAGACCACAGATTTACAGTCTGCTAAGCACACCACACTGCTCAAACCAGCATTATTGGCGGTAGATGAAGGATTCGAACCTACACAGCTAACAGCCGACAGTTTAGCAAACTGTTGCAATACCATTATGCGAATCTACCAGTCTTATTCATTTCTTCTTCTTAGGCGGTGCAAAAATATCATCCAACCGCTTCTTAAACTTATCCTGACTACCGATGTAATTAGAATGATTCGCCGGACTCTTTGGCTGATTCTTCGGTACAACAGGTGGGTTAGTTCCATTGTATTCATGTGTTTTACTCTTGCAATCTGCCATGTTATCTCTCCTTCCTTGCAGTAGCGGACAATGCAGCTCTCCATATATCTAAATGCGTACTTCTAGGGATATACTTTCTACCGTTTTCTTCGTAATATTTCTCAAACTGAGGCATGCACCCATCATAAGATACATTACCATCATATTCATTAGACCATCCCTCTTTCTTAATATCTGCTAATCCAAATCCGGGCATATTAAACTCCTTTAAGTATTAAACTTCTAATAAATCAGACTCTCTATCGTCACCACTCTCAGAACAGTAAATTACTCCCTGATTATTTAAACCAACCTTATTCACTATTATTCCTGTTACTTCACCTTCGTATGCGTAACAGAGACCATCGTCTGGAAATTTGTTTAGTTCTTCTTTTAACTTTGCGACTGTAATCACAATAAGCTCCTTTTAGGAAATTTTCACTTAGCCCTTTTTAAGATTTTTCAAATGTAGGGGGCTACAAAAACTATATACGCACGGGGGGAGGGGGGTTAGGCCCGCCCTGAGAGTAAGGCTGTAAAAATAACCTCTAATAATACAGCCACGCCATGCCACACCAACCAACAACAAACTAGCAGACCTACCACACCCACACCGCATCCTGTTCTGATTGCATTGCGTATCATGCTATTGTACTGCTCTTGTATGCAAGGGGGTTAAATGGAATCGGTTGTGGGTTTATAGTTCTCATGCTCCTCTTGAGAGCTTCCCGCCTTGCATCCTTACACCTCTTAACATCATCTAATGTCATGCCCTCTTCATTTTGGATATATCCAGTCTTATATATAATAGTTGTGCATTCTTTATCTCTCATCGTCTAGCAGCTCCTTAGCTAGTTCATACCCTTCTTTGTAGGTTCTATGTTTAAAAACTCTATTATCACATAACATAAAAACCACAACCAACATAAATACTATCGCTCCTATAACTGCTATTATAAATGGTGTACATTCCATGATTATCCTTTAAAAACCTCAATAATCCCTATTCCATAAACCCTTGTTATCATTACATAAAGTCTTGGTCTGGAGGGGGTAAAGTATCTCATTCTTGGGCGTTTCCTTGTGCCTTAGTGTTACCAGGGTAAAAATATAACGGATGATTGTATCTATCAGCACCATTTAAAGAGGATCTTGGAGTTTTGCGCCCTGTATTTATACCCATATCGGAAGGTTTAGAGTTTCCGAGTGCTAGTGCTTGTATTGTTTTAATGCCTCTTAAATAGCCTGTATCTCTGTTAAGCCCCATCTAGCACCTCTTGCAGTTGTTCACGCTCACGCTGGATTTCTTCAAGGCTGGAACTCATATCCTTAAAGGAAATATTACTCGTACTCTTGCCTTGTTCGAGCCTCGTCATGTTGCCGATAGTCCCTAGGGCGTAGGCTACGTTATTGAGAGACGCCTTTTCAATTCGGGCAGGGTCAACAACTTCATTTAACAACTCAAACTCAACACTCTCCATGATATCCGCTTTATTGCCCCTGTAAGCCTCTAATTGTTCCGCTGGTAGCAACACCTTGTCAAATCTTTTTAGCGCTTGCTGTACTGCTTGTTTGGTACACCCCATCATCTTCCCTATGTCACCAAACGATAAGCCTTTAAGCCGTCTTAACTCTAAGGCTTTTTTTACATCTACTTTGATATTAGGGGTCAATGCTTGTGACAATTATAACTCCTCTATATTACTATTAGTGTATCTTGATCATTTAACCGCCTGGCTATAGCCTCTAGCTCTTTAATCCTGGTCTCTTTATACTGCCCTGATCCCGATATTTTACCCTTGAGCTTGTCTATAATATCTTTTAAGTCGGTGATTATATCTTTCATTTGCTGCCACGGCTCATTTGATACATCGCTTTTGACATTCCTTCGGCTATTTCCAGCCAGGGGTTATAATTTTTATCTGGTTTATATCGGGAAGGAGTTAAGCTCTTACTCGTTGGTATCAGTTTAACTCCTGTTCCCCTTTCCTCTTTGTCTTTTGTTGTTGTAGTGTTATTCATTAGTACTGAAACCCTCACAAGTAGAATAAACCATTCTTATGTTAAATTCTTTAGCGGTTATTTTATCATTAAAACTTCTCTCAGGCAGATTCTTTATTCTCCTTCTCCATCCATCAGGATCAAGAATCATAAGCCCTATATCTTTAGCCCACTCTTGAGGTTGCTTTAATAGATTGCTTGTTGTTGTCATTTTTAATGCACCCAACCAAAGTACCTATTGATTAAAGGGTCCTCTTTTGAGCTATCTTTGGCTTGCCGTCTCAATTTTCTATTCCTTTGATTCTTCAACCATTTATCGCCTTTTCCGTTCTTACTGAAATAAGGAGCGAGACAGCCAAGTTTTCCTTTTTGTTCCATGCACAGACTCATAGTTTAGCACCTACATCAAAGCCAATAGCTTTATTCTTCACCGATTTTAATTTATTTATGATTGTAATACAGATTTGGCAACTAAACACAAAAACGCTCGTAAATACCATGCCTATTAACTCTTTAGTCTTAAAGCTCATACGTTTTAGCCTCTCTTTAGTTGCTATACTCCAAAAGTTACTCTTTTATGCTTACCCTGTCAAGCATTTCACCATTTTTTATATCCAATAATTACAGTAAGTTATGATTTATTATTATTTAATTGTATTTATGTCTTGACTTTAACTATTATGAGAGTATAGTTTATACATGATTAACAAAACACATAAAACAGGGAGAGAAAATATGGGCCAAGAAGATAAAAAATACAAATTATCACATACAGATTATATGACGGTTTATGACATGGGGCAGGAAGAGTTAATGAAATATACTAAAGAACAACTTGCCCATGCAGTAACACAGTTTACAATGGAGTTGCACGACATGGAATGTAGTTTGTGTGATTAACCATTTACCCCACCCCTGATAATCGGATCAGGGGCTGGGGGTAAGCGGTTAAACTTATAATATAAAGGGGTCAAACATGACACAAGGAAATATTACAAAAGGCGACAAATTATTCACAGGCCATATTGTTACGGCTTGGGATGCAATAAATTATAACATAGAAAATAAAAAATGTAATACCTGGATGTCTGAACGAGGTTATATACCAGAATCTTTATTAGATAGTAGAAACCATACTTTTAAAATGATTATCAACTCGGATTTATAACTTAAATATAAAGGGGTCAAACATGATAACACTTAATAATAAAAAGTTTGCAGAAAATGAAAACGAATTTACAGATAGTTTATTTCATTCAGGTGGAACTTGCGTAGGATATGCCAGAATATTAAAAAGACAGGTAAAATTGTTTGATATTAAGAACAACCATGTTGGAACAATAAACAAAAACGGTTGCTTATGTCACCATAGCAAACTAGACAATGGGAAATCCTGGTACTGCTTCGCTGATATTAAAATCTTAGGGGATTATTCTTTCATGCAACAATGTGAAGATATAGACAAATTAACAGTAAGTCAAACACTTGAAGGAAGGTGGTTTATTTAAACAAGCTTAACCATTTACCTTGCTCCTGAGATTTGAGGCTCAGGACATAGGCAAGCGGTTAAACTTATAAAACAAAGGGGTCAAACATGACAAAAAACGAAGCAATAAAAAAAGCCGGGATTAAAGCAGTGGAAGCAGTGGAAAATGAATCTGTAGATTTTACTAGCAGGGTTACAGATGGTACAGCACATCATGGATTTGATGAGTTTTCAGCCACGGTTGATCTAAAAAACGATGATATGCTTGTAATGTATGTTTATGTAGATAGTAATACAGTTGCAAATGTAGAGCAATTGGACGAGCTAGACTGGGAGCATTATATTAAAACTGCTGAGTTTGTTATAGCTTAACCCCTTACCTTGCATCTAAATTTTAGGTGCAACAATAAGCGGTTAAACTTAAACAAAGGAGCATACCATGAAAGTAAAAAACATGACATCAAACAGAGGCAACACCATTGCAAATCAATTTGAAATCGTAGCCATAGAAAAAGTATGGAACAAAGACACAAAGAAATATCAGAAAGTAACTGTAGAGTATTTTCAATCTTATGACAGTGTAATTGTCAGGCGACCATATTGTATTAATTCAGTTATTGAACTTGATGCTAACACATGGGATTACTCAGTCACTACAGGCAAATACAGAAACCAATTCTTGAACGAAACTAAAAAAGAAACTCAGGCTAAGATTGACTCTGGAGAGTACAAGCTTGTAAACCTGAATTAGAACAACCAGTCCAAGCCCTTCACTTTTCTTGGTGGAGGGTTTCAACGGTTTGTTTTAATTTTAATTTAAAGGAGAGTATCATGCAAAAATGGATAAACGCAAACTCAGCACTAAACGACACGCTGGAAATAACACCGATGCCTGTTAAATCAGCAAACGAGTACAGGCTTAAATTATTTGTAAAGGCGGTTGTTT